AAGCGTGATATTCTATTCCTTAACGAAGCTAATCATATTCCTTTTATAATTGCAGATGCTTTAATGATTAGGAGTTCTGAAACGTATATTGACTTCAATCCCGATAACGAATTTTGGGTGCATAGTGAAATATTACCACAGCACAACGCAGAATTTCTATTGCTTACTTATTTAGACAACGAGGGTATTTCAAAGGAAACTTTGGAAGATTTAATGATTAAGAAAGAGAAAGCGAAAACGTCTAATTATTGGGCGAATTGGTGGCGTGTTTACGGCGAAGGGCAAATTGGAAACTTACAAGGGGTTGTATTCAGCAACTGGCAAACAATAGATACTATTCCAAATGAAGCCCGTTTATTAGGAATTGGATTAGACTTCGGATATACTAACGACCCGAGTTCCGCGATTGCAGTTTACAAATGGAATGATAAACGAATTGTTAAAGAATTGTTTTACCGTACTGGAATGGTTAACGGCGATATCGCAAACGCACTACCAAAAGACACTGTAATTTATGCCGATTCAGCAGAACCGAAATCGATTGAAGAAATACGGCGTAGGGGTTTACAAATTTACCCCGTAACGAAAGGTAAGGATTCAATCAACTACGGTATTGACGTAATGCAACAGCAAGAATACTTAGTTACAAGCGATAGCACAAACCTAATTAAAGAACTTCGTGGGTATTGTTGGGACGTTGATAGAACTGGAAAAACAACCAACAAACCACAAGGAGGCAACGAGCATGGGATTGACGCACTTCGTTACCACGAAATGGAATCTATAATCACGAACAAGGGCGTTTACAACATTTATTAAACTTTGTAGTTTAATAGGTATGAAGATAGAATTAAACATACCAACTTCGATTGCAGAAATACCACTTAGTGCATACCAAAAATTTGTAAACGTTTCTCAAAATAGTGACGATGAAGATTTTTTAATGGAGCAAATGGTGCAATGTTTTACGGGTTTAGAATTGAAGTCAATAGCTAAAATGCGAATGACCGATTTAACTGAACTTATAATTTCACTTACAAAAACATTAGAAGCAGAAGGAACGTTCCAACAACGATTTAAAATTAAAGATTTGGAGTTCGGTTTTATTCCAAATTTAGAAGAGATTAGTTTCGGCGAATACGTAGATTTAGAAAAGTACTTACAAGACGTTTCTACATTTCATAAAGCAATGGCGGTTATGTACCGACCAATTAAGGAAACATTTAAAGACCGTTATTCTATTCACGATTATAACGGTAGTGATGAATACAGCGACTTAATGAAATTCGCACCGTTACAAATCGTTAAGGGAGCGAATGTTTTTTTTTGGAGTTTAGAAAAAGACTTATTGAAGGCTACCCTGACATTTTTGGAGACGGAGATGAATCAGGAAATCAAAACTCACTTAGTGAAAGAACTCAATTTGGAAAACAGTGGGGGTGGTATGGAAGCTTACACGTCCTCGCTCAAGGCGACGTTACAAGATTCGATGCAATCACCAAGTTGGGACTTAGAAAGTGCCTCACTTTTCTCACGTTTACAAAACAAAGCGATGATTTACAGCAACGAGAATTTAAACGATTAACGAAATGAGTCAAGACGAAAGAGCAAAAGCACTACAAAAGTTTGTTGACGGAGTTGTTAAACAAGCAAGAACGAATTTAACGAAACGTAAAAAGAACGCGTCTAAGAAACTTTATAATTCGATTAAAGGCGAAAGTAAGGTTTACCCAAATTCTATCCGTATAGGCTTTCAAATGGAAGATTACGGGTTCTTCCAAGACCAAGGAGTTAAAGGTGCAAACCCAAGTAAGGTTTCAAAGAATGCAAAGATAAGAGGGCAACAAGCACCCAATAGCCGTTTTAAATTTGGTTCTGGAAATTATGCAGGTTCGTGGCAAAGTTTTGTTACAAACATTGAAGTTTGGGCTAAGCGAAAAAATATAAGATTAAGAGATGAACAAGGCAAATATAAAAAAGGTAATTATAGAACAATAGCGCAAATAATAGCAGGTAATATTTACAACCGAGGCATTAAACCAACGATGTTTTTTAGCGATGCTTTAGAAACGAAACTTAAGAAATTACCAACTGAATTAATAAACCCCTATGTATTGACAGTTAGCAATATTATAGACATAGCAATAAAAGAAAATGTACGCAAGAACGCCGTTTTTAGTTCAAGTAAGTGAGGCAGGGCAAACTGGTTCAAAGGTAGAATTGTTTATCAGCTTAACATCTACTTTTCCAGCAACGCCAACTTACACACTTGAAAAGAATAACCCAAGTAGCACAAACAACGTGACTAGATACAACGTAACACCGTTTGTACGTGAATTTATTAGTAACACGTATCAAAATATTAGAACGTTACCAAGTACAGCAACGTTAACACCAAGTGGAGCAAGTGCATACATTCAGATAAAGCGATATAAAAACGTTTCAGGAACTTACACACTACTTGATACAAGAACTTACCGTTCATTTGACGGATATAGAGCTTATACAGATAGTGGCGGTTTAGCAATTTTGCCGTGGAATAATGAGGCATTAACTTTTAATAGTGCGTTTTCTTTGTTTCAGTATCCAACGGGAATGGTTTTTTACTATCCAAAAACAAGCGATACAACCGTTCCAAGTGGACTTTTATCACCTGGTTATTTCACTGTTTTTTTAGGAATTTCAGCTTATGTAAAATATGTTTCTTTAGCGAATCCAACCAACTTTGAAACAACAAACATAGATGCAGTAAATCAAAGATATTGCGATATTCCTTACATTTGGCAAAGTGCAACAACACCTTCAAGTAATTACTATGCAGGTGGAAATAGAGTTGAATTTTACAGCCCTACAAACGTATTATTGCAATCGTTCACTTTCAAGCCATTAGCAGAATGCCGTTACACTCCCGTAACGATTGACTTTATAAACAAGTTGGGAGGTTGGCAACGTGTTTTTTTCTTTAAAGCGTCAATTGATAAAATTACAACAACAAGCGAAGATTATAATTTCCTAACTGCCGTTCCAACGGTTAATCAATGGACTGTTTCGGACGGGCAAACAAGGCAAATGAATCGAAACGCACGCAGGAAAATAACAGTTAATTCTGGAAGCGTAGATGAAAACTTTAAATTTATCATTGAACAATTGATGCTATCTGAAAGAATAATGGTTAATAATTTACCTGCTAAAATATTGACAAACGATGCCGACTTATTTAAAATAGTAAACAAGAAAGACTTGAACTATACACTTGATTTTGAATACGCTTATGACGAAGTTGCAACTGTTTATTGAGGGAGTTGAAGTTGATCTATTCAAAGACGAAATTGTAACGGTTAATAGTTCTGTTGCAAACGTTCAGGATATTAGCAAAGTATTCAGCGATTTTTCACAATCGTTTTTAGTACCAGCTTCACCACGAAACAACGCTATTTTCCAACATTGGTACGAAAGCGATGTTGTGCCTACAATCGACCAAAATTTAAGACGTGATGCATTCATAGAAATCGAAACAATGCCGTTTAGGGTTGGTAAAATACAACTGAATGAGGCTGTTATTAAAGACGGACAAGTAGTAAGTTATTCGCTTAATTTCTTTGGCGCTTTGACTTCGTTAAAGGATAGGTTTGGGGAAGATATATTAGCTAATTTAGATTATTCAAGTATTGGTTTTACTTATACTGGAACGCAAGTTTATAACAGATTAACGGACGGAACGACAAGTTATGATATTCGATTTCCTTTGGTTTCACCAACAAGGTTATGGAGCGATGTTGCAGGACCAGATAACATTTTTAATGCAAGCACCCCTTTATCTTATTTGGAGTTATTTCCTGCCGTTCGTGTTTCTAAAGTTTTTGATTTTATAGAGGCTAAATATGGAATTACTTTCAATAGCACGTTTTTTAGTTCAACAAGATGGACGGATTTATATTTTAGACATCAAATAAATAATAAACCTAACTTATTGACAAATAAACATTTGTGTGGTTATGCAAATAATACTGGGGTTGATTTTGTCACGTTTAATTCAGCAACAAGCGAGGTTTTAATTTTAGAATTTTTAGAAATTGATATTACTATAAATTTAGCTGCAGTAAGTTCAACAACAGCAAAGTTTTTTGTAGAAGTATTTAGAAACGACACTTTGTATTCAACGACTGAAATTGCACCAACGTTAACTGGAATTGCAATTAAAAAAGTTGCGAGTACTCCTATTCAAGCATACGAAGCTGAAAACGTACCTTATAAAATATTTCTTTATGCAGATGAACCAGTTACTTGTAACGCTTCAATAACATTCGACCAAGGTTTAGCAGGAACTTTTACTAAAAATGTAGTGTCGCCAATAGTGTTAACGAGTACCGTCGCAACGGCTTTAAATAGCACGATAAAAGTTGCGGATTTTGTTTCAGCTATTTTCAAAGCATTTAATTTGGTTTGTGTTGGGGAAAACGAAACGACATTTACAATTGAACCTTTACAAGATTGGTATTCATTAGGGAGTGAAAAAGACATAACGAAGCACGTTATAAACTCAAGCAACATTAAGCGATTACCACTTTATAAGCAAATAGCGTTTAAGTATAAAGAAAGCAAATCGTTTATAAATAAAAATTTCTTAACTATTTTCAATCGTCAATACGGCGACTTAGATTACGCTTTTGATTACGATGGAAGTGAATTTAAAATTGAGTTACCATTTGAAAATACACAATTTGCAGAAATAACGGGAACTAATTTATTTTGTTCTTATTGTTTAGATGAAAATAATAGTGGCTATATTCCAGAACCGCAATTAATGTATTTAGGAGGCGAAGAAACGGCAACGTCAACTGTTAAATTTTTCGATGGTACTTCAAATCTTAACGTAACAGATTACGCACTATTCAACAGCGTTAATACAACGGGATTTTCACTTTGTTTCGGTAATGAATTTAATATTGTAACGCAAGAAACAGAACCGAACAGCCTTTATCAAACTTACTATTCTAATCATTTGGGCAACCTTTACGACTTACAGCAACGATTATTTTCATTTACAGCGATGTTACCTACTGGCGTTTTAGCTAACTTGAAAATGAATGATAAAATTATAATTAAGGACAAGCGATATTTGATTAACGATATTTCAAGCACGTTGAACAACGGCGAAGTTAAAATGAATTTAATTCGTGAATTGGTAACGATACAACCCGATTGTGAATGTATAAAAGTTACCTATACCTTAGTTGGTGGAAGCCCCGTAACGGTGGAAATTAATAAAATAAATGTAGGTTATGACCTTTGGCAATTTGTATTAGAAGAAGAACCTAATCTAATTTCCATAGATTTGTATTATAATGCTGGCCATTGGGTTTTGCATTTTGTAACAGTAACGGCAACTACAGGTACAAATGGGTTATATTATGCTTTTGTTGAGAACGAAGGCTGTCCTTTTGTTGATTTTTCTGAATATGAATTACAAGAAGGTTATGAATTAAATCTCGAATCATTTATCGTAGAACCTTGTTATTAAGATTATGAGAATACACACTATAATACAACTTTTAAAAGTTAGCGACCATTTTAAACAATCAAAGGCGATTGACGTGGCAAAAGGTTTGAACGAATACACAAGTTCAACAAAGAAAATATTGAAACAAGAATTAAGAAAGCATTATGGAAAAAAAGGTTATTGAAATAGAAATTCAGGACAATTCTAAGACGCTAAAACAACAATACAAAGAGGCAGTTCAAGAAGTTCAAAAACTTGCGGACGCTTTTGGTGCAACTTCAATCGAGGTGCAAAATGCGTCTAAACGTGCTGCGGAATTAAAAGACCAAATCGAAGACGTTAACGATGCTATCCAAGCGCAAAAAGGCGAGGGTGCATTTATTGCTTTGGGGAAATCTATATCTTCGGTTGCAAGTGGATTTAGTGCCGTTGAAGGTGCAATGGGTTTAGTAGGTGCGGAAAGTGAAGACGTACAGAAAGCGATGTTACGAGTTCAATCGGCGATGGCTTTAGCGCAAGGATTAGAGGGTTTAGAAGATGCAGGAAGAGCGTTTAAACAGTTGGGAGTAGTTATTAAGGGAACGACTATTTTTCAAGCAGCTTATAATTTTGTTGTTTACGGAACAATAAGCGCAACGAAAGCGCAAACTATCGCTACAAACATTCAAACAGGTTCAACGGTAGGTGCAACAGTAGCTACAAAAGCATTAAGGATTGCTATGTTAGCAGTTCCTATTGTGGCTATTGTTGCAGGTATTTTAGCACTTGCAAATGCAATGGGAGTTTTTGGAGATGCAACAGAAGATGCAGAAAAAAAACAAGCTAAACTTGACGCACAATTAGCAAAAACAAATACAGAAATTGAAAGGCAAAAAAAGGCAAGTACTGACACAGCTGAATTAATGAGTTCACTTAATAGTCAAGAATTAATTGATGCTAAAAATCGTGGAGCAAGTGAAGAAGAATTAACTAAAATTAAAAAAGAACAACAAAAAGAAAGGCTAAAAGATTTAAAAAAAGAATACGATGAAGCTACAAAGTTGTATTCAAAAATGTCAAGAACGGGAAGCACAAAAGAATTTGAAGCGGCTGAAGAATTGTTTAACGAAGCTTTTAAAAAATACAATGATTTTAGATTAGAAATTGAAGGCGAAACAGCTGACGAAGTTTATAATAAAAGAAAAGAATCAATTGACAAAGCAAATCAGTTAAGAAATTCAGAACTTGAAAAAATAAAGGAATATTATAAAAATGCAAAAGCAGAAAATGAAGCACGTTTAAGAACGGAACAAGAACAAGAAGAGTTTGTAATCAATGATAAATTCAAAACTCAAATAGCATTATTTAAAAAATACGGAAAAGACACAACCGAACTTGAAATTGCTCAATTAAATGAAATTAATGTTGTTCGTTTAAAGTATCAAGGGATTACAGATGAAGCTGAAAAGAAGCGAAAAGAAAAAGAATTAGAAGCTATAAAAGAAGCTAATCAAAAAGAATTAGAAGCTATAAAAACAGCTAACAATTTAAAAAAACAACAAGAACAAGAATTTCAAGCACAAATTGAAGAAATTGATGAATCTAACTTTCAAAATAAGTTACAGAAATCAATGACTGAAGAACAATATGAACTTGAATTAGTTAGACAAAAATATTTTACACTTGAAGAACAAGCAAAAGACAATGCCGAACAATTAGCAATTATTGAAGAAGCAAAACAAGCTGAAATAGATAAGATTGAAAAAACGTACGCTGAAAAAGCAAAGGTAACACAACAACAAAGACTTGATTTAATTCTAAAGTACGCTCAAACATTTGGACAAGTAATGTCATCTCTTAATGGTTTATTAAATGCAAATGATGAAGAACGATTGAAAAGCGTTAAGAAAGGTAGTAAAGAAGAAGATAGCATTAAAAGAAAAATGTTTGAGCGTGATAAAAAATTAAGAATTGTTCAAACTGTAATTGATACAGCTTCAAACGTAGTAACATCGGTTCGTAATGGAGGGGGGATTCCAACTGGTATTCCTTTTGGAGTTGCAGCCGCTACAATGGGAGCGTTGCAAATAGCCGCTATTTCAAAAACAAGTTATGGAAGTGGAGACACTAATGTTACGCCTCCTTCAACTGGTGTTATCGCACCTAATCTTAACGTTGTCGGAAATACTGGAATAAACCAATTGGCAACCTTACAACAACAGCCCGTTAAAGCATACGTAGTAAGCAACGACATCACAAGCGCACAGCAGTTTGATTTGAAAGTGCAACAAACATCACAATTATAGTTTTATAGTTATGGAAGTTTACGAATTAGTAATTAAGGACGAAAAGAAAGACGGTGTTTTTGCCGTTTCGCTTGTGGAAAAGCCAGCGATTGAAGAAAATTTTATTGCACTTTCAAAAGACTTTGTAGAATTAAAAGCAATTGATGAAAAGCGAATTGTTTTAGGAGCGGCGTTAATTCCTAATAAGAAAATTTACCGTAAAGATAAAGATAAAGAGTTTGAAATATTCTTTTCTGAATCAACTGTAAAACGTGCAAGTGAGTTGGTATTTATGCGAGGGCAACATCAAAACACAACGGAGCAACACGCCGTTAAAGTTGACGGAATGACAATCGTGGAATCGTGGATCATTGAAGATGCCGAAATGGATAAATCTAAATTATACGGTTTCGATTTGCCCAAAGGAACGTGGATGATCGCGATGAAAGTTGACAACGAAGAAACGTGGGCAAAGGTAAAAAGTGGCGAGTTAAAAGGATTCAGCATCGAGGGGTATTTTGCCGAACGTTACGAAATGAGCGCGCGTGAAAAAGTAGTACAAATTATAAAATCATATAAATGAAAACAAGTTTAGAAATTATCAACAAGCTATCTGATAAAGAAGCTGTTAAGTTGGAAAGTCAGTTAGTGGAGTTGGCAGTTTTACTTCCATTAGAACAAACCAAAAAAAGAAGAGTAGATATGGAAGCATCTATTAAATCTTTAGTTAAAAAAATTCAAGATGTTAAAAAAGAAGCATCTGAAATTGCAAACAGCTCTAAATTAATGAGAAATATTCATGTTCAAAATTTAAAAGAAGCTGAAAAGAAAGCACAAGAATTAAGTATTCCATTGCCTAAAGAATGGTATAACGAAGTTGATTTAATGGAGAAAGCAATAAAATCTATACCTACAATCTAATTTATGCCAACAAAAACAACATCACCTAAAGGCGGAAAACGTGGTTGCTTATGCAAGGACGGTAAGTACAAAAAAGAATGTTGTGAGGGCGAATTATCACAACAAGGGATAGGTTCAACGGTAAGCGGTGGAACGCAAATTGTAATAAATCCAACCCAAAACGTAACCGTAATAATTCGCTAAAGTGCAACAGAACAAAAACAGAATAGTTTAATAAAAAAAAGTCAAATGAATTATAAAGAAATAGTAAAAAAGATTTGCGTTGCTTTGAATATCGAAGTGAACTTGGAGCAAATGAAACTTAACGACGGTGTTACGGTAATTGAAGCGGATAGCTTTGAAGCTAATAACGAAATTTTTGTAGTAACGGAAGACGACCAAAGAATTCCTTTACCCGTTGGAGAATACGTTGTTGAAAATGGAATGCTTTTAATCGTTACTCAAGAAGGTGTAATTGCAGAAATCAAAGAACAAGAAGAGCCTGCAGAAGTTGAAGAAGAAGAATTGGAAAAACCACAAGCACCAGCTGAAACGATTGAAAAATCAGCAGTTAAAAAAACAGTTGAATCAATGGTTAAAGAAACGTTCTTTTCAGAATACGAAGAGTTGAAAGCTGAAAACGAAGCATTGAAAGTTAAGTTGGCACAAATGGAAGAGCCGAAAGCAATTGTTCACAATCCAGAGCCAACGGAAAAAGTAAAGGTTGAAGCACCTAAAAGCACAATGGATTTAGTACTAAAATTTATAAACAAATAAAATGAGCACAACTTATTTAGCAGTAACCAACGATACAGAACGTCAGTTGGCAGTAGTTGAAGCCGTAACTGGCGCAACAACTTTAACCGCAGAGGATAGCGGAAAAGTATTAATATTAAAAGCATCAGCAGGAGCGCAAATTACACTTCCAGCAGTAGCAACATCAGCAGGTTTACGATTCAAATTTATCGTAGGTCAATTGTTTGCAACTACAGATTGGACGGTAAAGGCGGCTACAAATGTTATTGAAGGAAGCGTATTAGTTAACGGAGCACACGTAGCAGGAGTTGACGAAAACACAATTTCTTTTGTGGCATCAGCAGAGGCAATCGGCGACTTCGCAGAATTAGTTTGTGACGGAACAAATTGGTATGTAAACGGGTCAGGGGTTGCAGCAGGATCAATCACTTTAACAGCAGTTTAATTTAAAATAATATTATAAAATGAGTACAACTACTTCAGTTACTACCTCTTATTCGGGAGAATTTGCAGGAAAATACATTGCGGCGGCTTTATTGCCTGCACCAACTTTGGCAAGTAATTTAATTACGATTATGCCGAACGTTAAGTTTAAGTCAGTAATGAAACGACTTGCAACTGACAAATTATTATCTAACGCATCTTGCGACTTCAATCCAGCAGGCACGATTACCTTAACAGAAAGAGTAATCCAACCGAAAGAATTACAAGTTAACCGCCAATTGTGTAAAACAACTTTCAGAAATGATTGGGACGCAATCGAAATGGGTTATTCAGCATTTGATGTTATGCCGAAATCGTTTACAGACTTCTTATTAGCACAATACGCAGAAAAAGTAGCTTCTGAAAACGAAGTAAACATTTGGAGAGGTGTTGCATCTAATAACGGAGAGTTTGACGGATTCACTACTTTGTTGGCTTTAGACCCAGCTTTACCAACAGCACAAGAACTTGCATTAGTAGGTGGTGGTTTGACTTCAACTAACGTAATTGCAGAAATCGGAAAAGTACTTGATGCTACTCCATTAGCAGTTTCAGCACGTGAAGATTTCCATATTTATGTTTCAACAAACGTTTTTAGATTGTATGTTCGTGCATTAGGTGGTTTCGCTACTAATATCGGTGCAAATGGTGTTGATGGTAAAGGTTCAATGTGGTTTAACGGTGGCGCTATCCTACCTTTCGAGGGTGTTAAATTAGCACACGCACCAGGTTTGCCTGCATCTACAATGATTGCAACAACTAAAGAAAATTTAGTATTTGGAACTGGTTTAATGAACGATGCACAAGAGGTAAAACTTTTGGATATGGCAGATGTTGACGGTTCTCAAAATGTTAGAATCGTTATGAGAATGACGGCAGGTGTTCAATATGGTGTTGTAGAGGATATCGTTACATACAATGTTACTAACTCTGTAAACTAAGAACTTATGTGCGATTTAGCTAACGGCAGATTAGAAGTTTGTAAAGATTCAATCGGTGGATTAGACGCGGTATATTTAATCAACTTCGGGGATTTTAACCCCGAGGTTGATGTAAGTTATTCAACAACGGCAGGTGAGGAAGATATTATCACGGCTATTGCAAACGTAACAGCGTGTTTTAAATTCACTT